TTCCTCACCGGATGCCGGTGTGCTTACGCAGACGTTTTAACGAATCCTCGGATGGATCCGGCCTGAAGCTTAGCACGCTCAACCCCAACTGTTCACACACATGTGGTAGAGTCACCCAATCGCAGTGAACAATCTACGATTGGCATTAATCCACAATCCCGAAGGCATCGAATTGCTGTTGACGCGTGTTAGCATAATGCTCGGCGCACTCCACTTTCTTCAGGAAGCACGGAGAATTTTGTGCTTTTGTTGTCCTGCTCCCAACTTGATCACGGTGGCATGGGTGTCATGCTGCTTATTGTACCGTCCCTAACGCACCTGGTCACACGGGATTTTGTGTGATTGTGCCCAGTCCCAACTTTCTAGACGGCGGCGCGGGTGTCGCGCTACTTTTCGTGCCGCCACGCGCTTGCGCGCGCGGGTATGATACATGCAAACTAACTAAAATGAAGCGTAATCCACAGACGCGACGTAGAATCGTGTGGACGTGATCGTGGATGCAGAACCGGCATTGGCATATACAATCTCATCTCCGGTGTCAACCCGCACCTTGCACATGGAATATGTGGTGGTGGAGCTCACAACCGAGGTGAGAATGAGCACTGCTGCAGTTGTGCCTCCAGACACGATTGTTGGTGCTGGTGTTGCCGCGGTCATCACGGTACCCACTGCACGCACACCGATGATGTACTCGCCGCCCGCCACCACAGTGAACGTATTGTCATCTTTACGGATGAACGGGAACGCTGCACCAGTGGTGACATTGCCGAGAGAACTCACGGGTTGTGTGATCTGCGTGGTTGCCGTGGAGAATGTGCCACACACCTCAGGTCCGTCGGTTGGCCGGCGGAACTCCACACTATATTCCACATACAGTTCGCCGCCCGTGACATTGTCGCCGTATGACGCAGACAACCAGAGATTGCCCATGTCGTACGTCTTAATGTCAAGGTTGGCGCCCAACGTGCCAGCGCGCACGTACTTCCACTCGTTGTCAACAGGAATGACCAAATCATTGTTCATCCAGACGTTGGTTTCCGTATTGGGAACCGTCTGTGCCTGCTCAGACTTGGTGGTGGGTGCTGCATCGGCAGGGTCGTAGTCGAAGCTCATCATAACCACACCAGATGTGGATGACGCTGCTACACTGCGGAACTCATATCGCAACTTCTTGAAGCGATACTGCTCATACCGGCGTGCCAGCTTAGCGAGCCATGGGAACGACCCGGCCAAGCCTGGATTGCAGGGTATAGCAAGTACACTGTAGTTGAGAGAGTTGTTCACAGGTTGCAGGAACGACCGGTGCGACACAGTCACGCCCGTGGACGTGGTTTTGACACGTGCTGCAGTGCCAGTGCGACGTGTGGCAAGTGCCACCGGCGCAGCCCTGACTGCATCGTTTTTGCGCATCGGCGCGCCTGTGTTGGCGCCACTTTGTGCGCCGCGAAGCGATTTGTTCGTTCTTGGTTTGTTTGTCATGATCGGGTTTACGTACTTTACCAGATATGCTGCAGAAGATCTTAAGATTCCACGCCCAATGTTGGATTCGTAGAATAATGTGTCTGCTGCACGTAGTTGCTCGTTGGTGGTTGACTTAGCGATTGCTATGTCGTGCACTCTACAAGTCTCGTCGAATTCACTTACGGATGGGAGTTCTGGGTCGGATACTGACTGCTGGAATTTTCCGTCAGACCAGTATGGACCACAAAAGTTGTTGCGAAAAATTTTGGTTGACTGTTCAAAATGTTTCAAGGCCGGCACCTAAAACATATGTTGGACAACGCTCGCAGGACAGTTGTCATACTTGTCCAGCGTCAAATCTTCCTGCCTAAGCTCCACAATATCACCATTTAACGACGTATGGCGATACACCTGTTCGACGGCGATCTGCAACTCTGGCAAAATGCCGAAGGCATAGTAGAAGCTGCACCGCGTCGCAGCGGATATTGCAACCTCAATGGGCGTCCCCATTCCACGCATGCGCTCCGCGTGGGAGGTGTTCTTGTTGACATGTTGTAAGAACCCCTCGGAATATGTCTTGCCTGCACGTTGGAATGCTTTATAGTACTCCTGGAGTATGGGTACCCCCGTGGTAATGGACAAGCCGCAGTCACCAACAGCTTTGTACCACATTCTTAACACACTAGGTGTTTGCAGCGGCACTAGGCACATTGGATCTTTGGTGATTGAGTTGGTGAGATTGCGCACCATACGATAGTCGCCGTCCACGCAGACGACTCTTGATTGGCAGAACTCAATATGCTCCAACTCGTACACTGGTTTTTCAACGGTCATGCGATACCCATAACGCACGAACCATTCTGGCAGGTTCAACATGAACTGTGAGAGGTGAGATTGCTCCATGATGACGACACAATCGTCACCATTGTTGCATAGCTCGACTTCCACCTCACGCTCTGCAGCGAAAGCGTAAATGAGTCCACACATGATAATACAGTTACCTAGGGACGTGTTAAGATCACCTGAGGAACGTGTACCATGCATTTTGAACTTCACAACACCGTCGTCGCAGTAAGCGACACCCTTGTTGACTTCCTGCCACCGCAGCAGTTGTCTCAACTCACTCGACTGCGGGAAAATTGTGGTGTACACTGAATGCTCGTAACGAAGAGCAGGTACGGATGTGTGCATATCGAATTTCGATGCATCCAACCCGACTGCCACAGGGTTAAGGAACCGCGACCATTTCTCCTTGATCACATTCGCGGATTCCAAAACATTCAGCCCTTTGATCACCGTGTGCGGGGTGTGACCCCCATATGCCACATTGATGCCCTTGTACACTCGCTTCTCCAGAAACTTGAGGTACTTCCCTAGGGTCAAATTGTAGCGCGCACTACGTGGATTGATGACCCGGGGTGCCTTTCCCAGGTCCTGCTTCTCGTACTTCACAAACGAATGCAAGAGTGAATCATTTTTGCAAATAGGATCAACGGACAAAGACTCAAGTGCCTGCTGGTACACACGCCGCTTTGCGCCTGTGTACGCTTCAACAACACGTTGAAGGGACACCACAGGGGCGCGAGTGCATGA